ACATACTACACTCCATTAGCAGTACAATCATATTTAAGAGAAGCAGGAACTGCTACAATTGCAAGAATTGCAGGTGTTGGTGGTTATGTTGAAACAGCTCCTTTGTTGTTAACAGCAACTTCGGGTTCAGTATCAGCTTCATTGGGTATTCTATTCAATTCTGTATCAGCTTCTAACGCTGGTTTCGCTTTATCAACTGTAACTTCAGGTTCAGGTGGTGAATTTTTATTATCAGGTTCAAATGCAGGTTTAATATCAGCATCTTTGGATTCAACTGATGTTAATGATATTGAAGCAGTATTTGGAACATCTCCATTTGGTTCTAAAAAACCTTATGTATATGGTTTCTTCAAAAATAGTTCAGTAGGATTTGTAGCAGCAACATCAGCATCAGTAACTGTTTTAGGAAATCAATCATTTGCATTTGATGCACAAGAGGCATTAACTCCAATGATTAAATCACAAACTATTAGTGGTGAAAGATTCGATTTATTCCAATTTGAAACATTAGGTGTTGGTAACGCATCAAATACTAAAGTTAAAATTGGTATTACAAATATTAAGGCGGCTGGTTCTGTAAATGGTACTGATTATGGTACATTCACAGTAGTTGTTAGAGATTTCGCTGATACAAACAAAAAGAAGATTGTATTAGAAACATTCTCTAATGTAAACTTAGACCCTAACTCTCCTAACTACATCGCAAGAGTAATTGGAGATAGAAAATTATCAATTGATTCAACTGGTAAAATTTCTGAAGCAGGTGATTGGGTAAATAACTCAAAATATGTAAGAATTGCAAACTTAAATGAAGGAGCACCTATTCAGGCAGTACCTTTCGCACATGCAGCTTATACATTACCTATTTCAGCATCATCTGCAATTGGAGCATTAGTTCCGGCAGTAACATTGATAACTGCATCAGCAACTCAATATGGTGGTATCGATTTAGATAATAATACTGATAACTTATTTTACGCTAAACCAATTCCAACAGGAGCAGGTGTAGGTTCTAATTCAGTATTTGGTTTAGATGCATCAAATGGTGGCACATTATCAGTAGGTTCAACGGCAGCACAATTTGTTGTAGCATTCCAAGAAGGTTTTGATGGTATGAATCCAGCAACTCCTATCTACAAAGGTTCTGATATTATCGCAGGTAACTCACAAGGTTTCAACTTAGCAACTTCAACAGCAAGTGGTTCGGTAGCATATAGTAGAGCAATTGCAGCATTATCAAACGCAGATGAATTTGATATCAATATGATTGTAACTCCAGGTGTTGTAAGAAGATTACACACTTCAGTAGCAACGGAAGTATTGGATATGGTTGAACAAAGAAATGATTGTTTCTATATTATGGATACAAACGCATTTACTGATTCAATCGCACAAGCAAACACACAAGCACAAGCTATCGATTCAAATATGGCAGCAACTTATTACCCTTGGGTTAAGACAATTGATGTTAATACTAATAAGTTAATCGCAGTACCACCATCAGTATTATTACCTGGAGTATTTGCAGCTAACGATAGAGTTGCAGCTGAGTGGTTCGCTCCGGCAGGTTTGAATAGAGGTGGTTTATTAGGAGCAGTAAGTGTTCAAAATAGATTAACTCAATCAGAGAAAGATTCTTTATACGAAAACAAAGTAAACCCAATCGTACAATTTCCTGGACAAGGTATTGTAGTATTCGGACAAAAAACTTTACAAGATAAGCCATCTGCATTAGATAGAATCAATGTAAGAAGATTATTATTGACTGTTAGAAAGTATATCGCTTCTACTTCTCGTTACTTAGTGTTCGAACAAAACACAGCAACAACAAGAAATAGATTCTTAAACATCGTTAACCCTTATTTAGAATCAATCCAACAAAGACAAGGTTTGTACGCATTCCGTGTTGTAATGGATGATACTAATAACACTCCTGATGTAATTGATAGAAACATTATGAAAGGTTCTATCTTCTTACAACCAACTAAGACAGCTGAATTCATTCAAATTGATTTCAACATCTTACCAACTGGAGCAGCTTTTAACGGATAATTTAGAAATTAGATATTTATAATAGAAACAATTAAATAGACAAAAAGATGCCAGAAGTATTAGAGTTTGACAAAATGTTTTATACGAACTTCGAACCAAAGTTGGGTAACCGATTTATTATGGAAATCGATGGTATAGAATCATATATAATTAAAACCGCAGCAAGACCAACTTTCACTTCAGAGATAGTTGAGTTAGACCATATAAATGTAAAGAGAAAGATTAAAGGAAAATCCAATTGGGATGATGTTGAAATCACTCTTTATGACCCAATCGTTCCATCAGGCGCTCAGCAAGTGATGGAGTGGGTAAGACAATCACACGAATCTATCACAGGTAGAGATGGATATGCAGCTTTCTATAAGAAAGACATTACATTCTATCTATTAGGACCGGTAGGTGATAAAGTTGAACAATGGACTCTTAAAGGAGCATTCATTTCTTCAGCAAACTTTGGTGAATTGGATTGGGCTTCAAATGACCCACTTTCAATATCTTTAACTCTAACTTATGATTACGCAATCCTTGAGTACTAATCTCTAATAGGTAAACTTTAAAATAATTAAGAAGGGGGTGTAGAAATACATCCCTTTTTTGTGTCTTATTTAGAATGATTCCAAATTTTAAAAATAATCCATAAAAAGCTTGACTTTTAGCGTGAAATGTATTATCTTTACTATGTAATAAAACGATAAAGATATGAACATTTCAGAATTAAGATTAACCGAATTAGAATCCAAAACCCTTTCCACCTTTGTTAGTTGTTTATACGCTGAGCCTGGTTACTCCGATGTGGATGTAAACGATATCGCTAGTGAGTTAGGTATTAGTACTAAGATTATCAGAGGAGCGTTAGGTTCATTGGTTAAGAAAGAAGTTGTGAGTATAGATAGAAACGATAGTGGGTATGATATCATCTATTTAAGCAAACCATACTGGCATTTAGTTAATGAAAGTTGGGCTGAAGAAGCTAATTATTAAAATTTAAAATCTAAAAGATATGGAAAACGAAGAAATTGTTGCGATGAATGTTGTTGAGTATGTTGATTTGTTAATTGCGATGGCTGAGTTCAACGGGCATAATGACCCCCACAAAACCAATTGGGATTGGTGCTATTGGCATGGTGTGATTAGTGAAACTCGCTACAATGAGGCAACTCTGGCATTAGATTTAAGAGGTATTTATTCTTGGAAAACTAATTATTAAAATATAAATTTTCGTAGTGTTTAGTAGAAAGGAGGACAGAAATGTTCTCCTTTTTTTATTTATATATATTTATATACAAACATTAAGTTATTATGGAAGAAAAATTAGAACAAAAAGTTACAAGAGGATTAGGTCAGCAAAGCTCACCAAAATCGTACCCATTCCCAACAGAGGTTATCAGCTTACCATCAAAAGGTTTATGCTATCCTGAACATTCTCCGTTATCAAAAGGAGAAATTACAATCAAATTAATGACTGCAAAAGAAGAAGATATTCTTACTTCTACGAATTTGATTAAAAAAGGTATTCACTTAGATAAACTATTGGAATCGGTAGTAGTAGAACCAGGTGTAAGAATAGATGATTTATTAATAGGAGATAAAAATGCCATTTTAATATCATCGAGAGTTTTAGCATTTGGACCTGAATATGCGGTAACAGTAACAGACCCAGCGGAAGGTGTACCAACTGAGGTTACAATTGACTTATCTAATATAAAAATTAAAGAAGTTGATGAATCCGTTTTAAATAGAAGAAATGAGTATGATTTTACTCTTCCCGTTTCAAAATCACAAATTAAATTCAAATTGTTAACGCATGGCGATGAAATCTCAATTAATAAAGATGTGGAAGCTAGTGAGAAAACATTGAAACAAGGAAATGAAATTACTGCAAGATATAGAAGAATTATTGTAGAGGTAGATGGTAATAGAGATTTGGGTTATATCAGTAACTTTGTATCAAATAGATTATTAGCTGGAGATTCAAAGGCATTACGAAAGTATATGTCATCTTTAACTCCTGATTTGGATTTAACATTTGATTACGAATCTCCATTCACCGGTGAGAAGGAGGCTCTCCGAATCCCATTTGGGGTTGACTTTTTTTATCCTTCCGAGTAACTATTCTGTAGGCCTACATCAAAAGATTTTTCAAATGTTGTATTTTTCCAATGGAGGGTTTAATTGGGGAGATTTGTATAGTATGCCTATTAAATTAAGAGAATTTTATTGGAGAGAATTGCTTAAAGCTAAAGAAGGAGAGAACGAAACTATTGAAAAAGCTAATACAAAGACAAACAATTCTTCGAAAATAAGAAGAAGATGATATTTATAATAAAAATATAAACAAAATTTCATGTCTAAAAAAATAATAACTGAAATAGCTATATTAGATAAATTGTTTTCTATGTTCTTTAATGCAAAAGCTGAAGGAACTGAAGATAAATTTATAGCTAATATTAGAAAAAAAGATCCAGAATTAGCAGATTATTGGTCTAAATGGGATAAGGATATGGAATCCGCTTTGCGTTCTGCTAAAAGAGATTTAAAAGCAAGTAATTTATCTACGGATAAAGTAGATGACTTTTTGAAAAAGAATTATTAATTTACTCTATATTAATCATTAATGGCTAAAGGTAAAGGTAAGGGTGGTTTAAATACAGACTCTCTAAGAGATTTTGATGAGTACGAAGGTGCTCTGAATAGCATTACCAATACTTTAGGTAAACAAAGTGATATATACGGCTTAATCAATAAAAAATTAGAAGCAACTAAAACATTAGTTGGTAGTATTGCTGATAAGATTGATAATGCAACGGATTTAGAAGATAAACATAAGAAAAGTATATATGCAGCAGCTGAAGCTTATAAAAAGAGTAAGCAAACTATTGCAGAAAGTAATTTAGAATTAAAGAAAGGTAATATAACTCAAGAGGAGTACAATAAAGCTGTACAAGAAAGTTATAAGAGTTATGAGAAGGTAGTAAGTGCAATCGACACTTCCAACAAATCAGCAAAAAGAACGGTAAGCACTTTGAACAAAATGGGGAATGAGATGAAATCATTCGCCGAAGCTGCAAAGAAATCCGAAGAAAGAATGGAACAACTTGGTACAGCTCTTGATGAGTTGGGAAGTAGTGGTATTCCTGTAATGGATAAAATATCTGGAGCTTTAAAAAATATTGCTAATAAGGATGCAAAAGGTGCAAAGTTAGCAATTGTTGCTTTAGGTGCAGCAATTGGAGGCCTAGCCGCTAATTATTTTGGAGCCCCACTTGCGGCAGCAATACAAGCTGGAAATGATATAAAGCAAACCGAAATAGATAGAGCCAAAGAAGTTGGTAGTATCGAAAGTGAAAGAAGGTTTATTGATAAGAAGATTGGTATGGAAGTTAACCAATCAAGAATAGATAGTGCTAATGAAGTAAATAGATTAACAATAGATGCGGCTTATGCTCAACAAAGAGCCGCTAATCAGTTTTCAGCAACTATGAAAAGTGCAGCAGCTGAATTCTCAGCGGCTTCTAAAACTGCATTCTTTGGTAACGCAATTGGTGGTGTAGGGTATGCATCCGCACAAATGCAAATGGCTGGGATTGGTGCCGATAGAGTAGCCGGTGCAATGAGTGCCGCCGCTGATGCGACGGGTAAAATGTCCAGTGCGAAGGTTGGGGCTGATATGGCTATAATGGCTGCTAGAACCGGTCAATCTGAAGAAAGTATTGCATCAATTAGTGAAGCATTTATGCGAATGG